TTCATGAAAAAGCTAAGGTCGGTTAAAAATTCATTTCTAGTCGGTCTCAATGCCATTTTTTTATCTCCTGACTATTCAAAATTATTTATTTAAAATATGATTGTTAACCCAATCAGTAAGACCAGCACGTACCGTGTCAATCTCTTCAGCGTGGGCTTCTTCGGTATCAGCTTCAACAGACAAGTCAACAGACTCTTCTGCTTCTGCGGTTTCAAGAACTTCCTCTTCGGAAGCTACAACTTCTTCTTCAACTTCTTCTTCAGCTTGTGTTTCGGTTTCTTCAGCTTTAACTTCTTCTTCAACCTCTTCAGGCTTAACAGAAGCAACTGTTTCAACCATCACTGTAAATTGATCATCAGTCAAAGAATCAAAAATCTCCATTTTAGCCGCAGCGTCTTCCTCAGTAAGACCAGCGCCTACTAAAGCTGCTACTCTCTTCTCAATTTTTTGCTGGTGCTCAATGTCTTGAAGCTTAGTCTGTGCTTTTACCAGATCTTCTGTTGCTTCAGTTAATTGCGACTGAAGTGTTTTTATCTCTTCAGCTTTCGAGGACACCATCTCTTCACTAGACTTGAGATCTACAGCTAGAGTTTGCAGATTGTCTGTCAACTCTTTAATTTGAACATCATATTTCTCAAGATTAGCTTTTGAAAGCTTATCGGTTAGCTCTTTATTATCTGCTTGAACAGCAGCTAAAGCTTCCTTAAGCTCTTTGACTTGATCATTTAACAGATCAGTGCTCATATTACTCTCCTTCAAAACAATAGATTGGTTTTTCTTTTCTACTGAAATAGATACACCATTAGGAGTAGAAAACAGATTTTTAGATGAAATAGAAACGTTGTCAAACTCAGTGAGCTTGTTTTTATCAAAAATAATACTATCGGGATTAGCAGGCTTGTTAACAAATCCTTTGCCGCTAAATACAATATTTCTTAACAGTCTACCAATTTTATGGTCCTCATACCCTCCTTTTCCTCCATAAGCCCTCAGGTGTTGTGTAAGAAAAGCGGTTTCATCATTACGAGCCAAAATATGCCTCTTGCCATCTGGATCTACAACCGCATAATCAAATCCATTAAATAAACATTCCATAGATACAAATTTATTACCCGCCTCAATTTCTTTAATAAGATTTTCAGCTCTCGTTTGATAAGCTGGATCTTGCCACTGTCTATAAATAACAGAAGCTACTAAGATATGATAATAATCAGGAAGGTTGTCTGATTTAATCTCTTTATCGATAACTTTCATATTTTTATCAACGGACCAGTTATCGACAATACCCCCGACGATTTGTCGTTCGTCGTGCTCTAGATTCGCAGGCTTATACTTGGGTGTATTTTGAGCGGCCCAAACTTCTGCCTTGTCAAAAACATCGTCATTTTTATTCCATGAGGTCGTAACCAAAATAGAATAAACGTGATAAATATCTTTGTCATCTACAGCTGCTGTTGATATCAAAAGATTATCAAAAGCTTTAGCTATATCTTGCTTTTCATCCAATAAGATAGGAGATTCATAAGCAATAGAAGATTGAGTTTTAATTTGATGCTCTAACCCGGCCTCTTTTTCGGCAGCAAATACTTGCATCTTTATCTCCGTTACCTAGTTTTATAATCAGCATAAAAGGAAGCTCTAATGCCTCTAATTTCTTCTATGCTTAATTTTCTTTGAATATTTTTAGAAGCGGATTGTATCCATTCCCTACATTCTCTATGTACACCATCTGGCAACTTTTCCTTTAATCCTGCCAAAACATTTTCATCAGATAGGTCTTGAAGACAGTCTAAATTACATAAAACTTCAAATTTAATATCTTCTGTTTGTTCAAATTCCTTAGCCGTCAAACTCCTCATATTCTTTTTATTAAAATGTTGAAGGAGTCCCGGATTAAGTACTTTAGAGACTTTAGCCTGGGCATCTTTTGCCCACAATTCAATAGAAGCTTTATTTCTAGGCTTAAAGGTACGAGGTTTTCGACCATTCTGATCTCTCGTATTCTGGGGTCTTCCGGGTGTTCCAGGAGCATTAGGAACCTGTTGTCTAGGGGCATTTCTCTTACTTTGTTTATTTCTCATTTCCAAAGCAGAATTATCACCCTTTTTCTTATCTTGCAACTCCACACCAACTTGAGTAGGAGAAACAACCCCTGTTTGTAACGCAATCTTCTCCAAGCCATATTCTTTATCGACAGCGTGATAAGGACTAATTTTTTCCATATCTTTTCTAATTCTAGTTCTTTCTTCTTCCACTACTCGTCGTCTTTCAATATCGGGCTTCGCCTTAATATGACGCTGAACAAACTCATCACTAATAATATTTCGGTCAGCCATTCCCACAAGCAAGTTGGTCATAGCGGCAGGATCGTCCAAATACATATAATCAAATTCAACTTGAGCCGGAAATCTAAATCCCATAGATTTTCTAACAATATTTAATTGTTCATTCCAAAACTCTAAAACAATACCTCTAATGTAGTTTAGACGTTCGGTTAAAGTTTTCAAAGAAATAAAGTTATTAGTAGTTCCAGTAGCGCCAAATGTCCCCGTCAACGTAGGAGGAATACCCAAGCACGCATAGATAGCCATAAGAGTAGGACGATACTTTTCTTCTCCTAGAAACCTTTGTACATCAGTTCCTGTTTCAATTAATTCAATATCAGGACCCCAAACCATATCTATAGTTCCACCACCTACATTAGATCCTAAAATCTCTTGAAGGGTCGAAGAGGCGGTAGGAGTGGGAGCTAACTTGTGCTCTAAACTACCAAGCTTCCATACTCTAATCTTAGAGATAGCTCCATCCAAAGCAGCTTTATCAGCTAACTTTAATCTATCATACAAGATAAGATCGTTAAAACAAGCATAGGTCATAGGATCGGCCCACTCTTGCCAATCATCTTTTTTATAGTAATACATAAATGTTTTATCTGAAGGAAGAATTACTTTTTTACTTCCTACAGCTGCTTCTAGAATTTCATCAGGAATATCAGCTACAATACTTCTTTCTACACTATCTTGACTATTTTGCAACTGCCGAATCTGCTGAGCTAAACGACGCGGTAAAGCTATAGCATATTGTTTGTTTCCAGTTAAGGTAGATATAGGACCTCCAACTATTTCAATAGCTAAAGGATCAAGAAAATGATACTGCCAGGGAATTTCTCCTTTTTGAAAGTCATCTGTCTTTAAGATGGCTTGCATGTCAGGAGATGCTAATGACTTTTGCATCTGTAATCTTTTAGCTTTGTTAACCTTAGCAGTCTTCATACGAATAGGAACATTGGCTTCACGAAGAAGCAGATTACACAATCTTTCAGAAACCTCTTTTCCTTTAACACGAATAAACCAATCGTTATAAAACTTTTCCACTCTATGATTCTGATGAACTAAACGTACACCTTGGCAAGCGAAATCTCCCATTAGATCTATAGCGTTTCTAATAAGTCCAATTCTACGATAAGCCAAACGAGCAAAAGCAATAATCTCTTTAGGAGCAGTAGGAACAGCCTGATCGGGTCGAAACCAATCAAAATCAGATTGTCTTAAGCTAGGTCTTCCACTTAAGGAACTAGTTAAATCTGAAAAATCTCTTGTTCTAGAAGAGTATGTTCCGTAACTAGCGGTAGCAGACTCTTGAATAGACTGCGTATATGCAGCAAGAGCAGATGTTCTCTCTGCTTTATTTTCCCAACTGATATAAGCTGCTTCTTTTCCTGTAACAGGTGTTCCGGTAGGGCGTTTTGCTTTAGACACTATTTAAACCTTTATGAGAGAAAGAGTAACAATACCTATTATATTGTACACCAATAGATATTAATTCCTACGAACCGCAAAGCAGGTATTTTTATTTAGATTCTCAGCCCAAGCTTGACCCATATACATCTGACCATCCGGTAATTGTTTACTATGAGATCCGGGAACCACTACTTGACCAATAGTTCCATAAACAGGAGGGGGCAACTCTCTATGCAAGCTGCGTGCTATCATATTAGCAATAACAATTGCACTGTACCTATCTTTTCTCATACGTCCTTTTCTTCCGGTTTTAATTTTAATCTCAGGAGTATCAAACTTTTCCC